CGAAAACGTTTTAAAGTACTTTGACGTCATCGACGCGATCATGTGTTTGAACGGCGACTGTCTGGCGGTGTGCAGGAGCGTCGCCACCTCCACCGACGAACCGGCGGCCTTTTTGGATTTTGTCAGAAAGAACAACGCAGCAAAGAACCCGTTGCTGCAGATTGTGGACCGGCACGAAGACGTTGAATTGTTGCTGGAACGAATGTACAATATCGTCGAAATGTTTGATAATCAATAAACACGTTTGATCGTGAAAACACACTTGTCGTCTTTGTCGTATACAATATATTATTGCTGCTGCTGCTCAAATTTATTAGTAAGTCTTTTGGCAAAAATTTAATTTTTGCTACAATATAATGTGGCTGATTTCAAAAAAATGTCAAGATATAAACGTGTCGGTGTTCTTCGACCAATGTTCCGTGATGTGGGTGAGCGCGGACGATGTGCTGCATCTTCTGCGACTGCCCGCGTCCACGCTACAGAACATTCCGCAGCGTCACAAGAAATGCTGGGTGGACTTTCGTTGTCCCCATCATTGTTCTCATGACGGCGGCAAGGTTTTCATCGATCTGTACGGTCTCGGCAACCTGTGCAATCGAGTCAACTCTCAAATCGCCGACTATCTCATGACCCTCTTCGTCGCCGAATCGTACAACGAGAGACGACGCCGAGACAGCCGTCGCTCGTGCTCGCCTCGTCGCCGATCCCCTTCGCCTCGTCGCCGATCCCCTTCGCCTCGTCGCCGATCACCTTCACCTCGACGACGATCGCCCAGTCCGAGACGTAGGTCGCGGTCGCGGTCTCGGTCTCGATCCGGCGGCTGCGGCGGACGGCGCAGATCGTCTTCTCGATGCTGTCCTCGTCGTCACCACCATCACCATCACCATCATCATCATACTGAACTATTGGAACGTATAGCGCGTCAAAACGATCTCATCCTCACCAACGTCAACCAACTGACGGTCACCAACGCCAATCAACACCTCGAACTGTCCAACCTACTCAACGCCATCCGTCTCCAGCAGACGACGATAGCGGCCCAAGTCGGGCAGATACTCGAGACCGTCGAAGGCCTCGGCGACATTACCGGCGATTTCACCAGACTGCTGGCCGAACTCGACACGCGTCTCGCCGCCCTCTCCACCACCATCCTCAACGCCATCAACCAACTGTCCGATCAGCTACGCAACGAGCTGACGGGCATCAATTCGGTACTAAACAATCTTTCGTCGAGCGTGACCAACATCAACGCGACACTGAACAATCTACTGCAGGCGATAAACGGCCTCAATCTGGGCACCATCGTCGCCGAACTACAACAGACCGTCAACACCATTCTCGAATTGTTGGAAACCATTCTGGGCATACTTCAACCTAACATTCCTTTGAATAAAAAATAAACTATGGATAAATCAACTCTTTATTATTAATAAAATACAAAATATACAATCAAATTGGTGGTTTCATTAAAAGTCTTCCAACAATTGAAACTTGTCTTCGCCGGCGCCGAAACGCTTGTATTCGCCGACGCGCTTCTCAAAAAAGTTAGTCTTGCCCTCCAACGATATGTTGTTCATAAACTCGAACGGATTCTCGGTATAGTACATCTTGGGGTACTTTAACTGAACGAGAAGGCGATCGGCGACAAACTCGATGTACTTCTTCATCATGTCCGCGTTCATTCCCACCAACGACTCGGGCAGAGCCTCGGCGAAAAACTCCATCTCGATGGCCACGGCTTCGGCGAACATGTCGTTGACGGTGGGCGCGTCCAACTTTTGATCCACTCTCGTGTTGTAGTAGAGGCAGGCAAAGTTGGTGTGTAGACCTTCGTCCCGCGAAATCAACTCGTTGCTAAACGTCAGGCCGGGCATCACTCCCTTGGTTTTCATGTAGAATATCGCCGCAAAACTGCCCGAAAAGAACACTCCTTCGACGATGGCGAAAGCGACCAAGCGTTCGGCCAGAGTGACCTTTTCGTCTTCAATGTACTTCATCGCCCATTCGGCCTTTCTGCGGACGCAGGGCATGTTCTCGAAACCGTTCAAAAGCATCTCTTGCTTCTTTTCGTCTTTGATCAGGGTGTGTATGAGCAGATTGTACATTTCCGTGTGGATGCATTCGATGAGCACCTGCTGATTGTAAAAGTATTGCGCCTCAAGTTCGGGCACGGTGCGCTGCATGTGCTCTATGATGTTGATGTTGACGATACTGTCGGCGGCGGCAAAGAAGGCCAGTATTTTCTCGATAAAGTTGCGCTCGTTGTCGGTGAGCTTCTGGGTGAAGTCGTCGTAGTCTTTGGAGAGATCGACCTCTTCCACTTTCCACATGCAATCCAACGCCTGTTTATAAGAGGCCCACAGATCAATGTGTTGGATCGGGAACAGTACTTTTCGTGCGACAGACATATTGTAACGGTGGTGGTATTGGTATTGATGGTGGTAGTAGTAGTATTCGTGATCAATTGCACTTCAATACTGCATACACGTTCGAGCATCTTGGATCGTTTTATAGTGACGGCGCAATGACGAACCTATCTTATCCGGCCGTGGCATCGTTCGACAAGTACACCAATGACTTGCGCGTGACCCAAATGTCTTTTGATAACCGCAAGCAAATGTACGATATCACCATAGAGCTCTTCGACGTCGACGAAAGGTTCATCTTTGATACGGAAAACGATAGACTGATGAATTTGATTGTGCCGCAACAGTTTAGGGTGCGCGTCAACGACAGCTACCACGTTCCCGAGTCCGTCGAGTACCAGCCCGTCGGGCATTTGATCGTGCACGTCCTCTCGCCCGACGACGACATTCGAAACGTTGCCGTTCACGTCAACATGCTGTACTTTGAGCACGACCGCGCCGATTGGACCGTTCCCGACAGCATCAAGGAGGCCTTCAGCGACGAAATTTAGTATGTGAAGAATCTTTTTGCGTATGAAGAATCTTGAAACGACTAATATCGATCTTGAAATGTTTAATATTGATTGTTGTTCTAATAAAGAATGAAACAAAGTTTTTTTTTAAATTTCAATTTTGTATTCAAGACCGTACATGACGTTGATGATGTAGAGAAACTGTTTCCAACATTTCGAAAAGTAGTCAGACTCCCATCGATGGTAGGGAAAGTTGATTTGATGGGTCACGTACTTGACGTGGTTGTCGAAGCGATTCATAAAGTACAGTTCGATGACGGCCCGAGGCCCGAGCGGCCCGAGCGCATACAGAATGCTCTTCACGTCGCGCAGCGTGTAGCGTTGCTTCGACAGTTTGACGATTTCTTCGAAACGCTCCATTTCCTTGTCGGTGGGTTGGAAGTAGTCGTCGTTCTGTATCGAGATTAAATTGTACAATCTGTCGATTCTGCCGTCCACTTTGGTCCAACAATAGTTGAAGACGTTGAAGAGTATGCATTCGAGTTGATCGGCTATCAGATACTTGACGCTCTCGACGTACACGTCGATGTCGTAGATGTTGCCCAAGGTGTACGTGTCGATGGAGGGTGCGGGCGAACGTTTCACACTCAGATCTAAAAAGTACACGTCCAGAGGTAGGAATTGTAGACTCGATACGCGGTTCCTCTCCTTGTACAGCCACATCGGCGACGGATCGCTCTTCATGTGAACATTGAAGGAGTATCGGACCAAAAAGTAATCGTCGTTCACCATCGACACGGTGCTCTTGAACGGCTGCAGTCTGTTGAGGGCGAAGGTGACATTGTCGGGCACCACTTCGACGGCTTCGTTGACGTACGATTTGAAAATTATCATATTGTTTCGCGCATAATTGTTGTTCATGAGTCTATTGACGCTGACGGTGGCCAGAGTTTCGTCGATGCTGTTGTAAAACTTTTCGCATACGGCTTTTAGTTTTTCCTCGAGCGCTTGCAGAGCGACGAACGAGTGGAGATTGTTGACGGTGATGCGTTTGTCGTCGGCGTACACTTCGAGATCGAAATCGGTCAGATGGCGGGGTTGGTCGTTCTTCATGTGGACGGCGAGCGCGGCGCCGCCTTTGACCACGCACAGCGTGTCGAGCGCGAGCACGGCTTGCGGTAGCACGGCCCGATGAAAATGGTTGGTGGTGTTGCGGAGCACGTACTCGCCGAGTTGGTCGTTGATGTATTTTTTGGAAATGTAAGGGATTGATTTGTGTTTGAAGAGACGTTGCTGCAGCGATTCCATGATAATGAATTTTATCAAACCGAAAAATCCGAACCAATTACTCAACGTGATCTTAAATATCAACAATCTAGTGGATACGTCCAAGTCCAATGCACAACAAATGTTTTATGCGTTATGCTTTTCGTATATAAAAAGCAGCTTCAACAATAGCGCCGCTTTCAACACCGTAGTGTACGCTTTCGATAAAATCATACAATTGGAGCGCATGTTGTTCGATAGACGACGGGTCTTGGATTTCGTTTTGTCCTATTTGGCGAACAACAGCGACGGCGACAGTCTACAATGCACCATCAACACGCAATGCCTAGACTACTTGATGACAAAATACGTTTAAAATGCTTTTCAATACTCGATGTTTGCTTTCATCCACGATTCTCGACGAAAGCAAACATCGAGTACTGAAAATAAAATTCAATAATCAATGTTTGCTTTCATCGAAGATCTTCAATGAAATCAAAGATCGTGTATTAAAAATAAATTCAATAGTCGATGTTTGCTTTCATCGAAGATCTTGGACGAAAGCAAAGATCGTGTACTAGAATCGAGTATTGCGCCACAATTTTTAGTATTGCATCATATTTTAAAAATAGCAATGACGACGATGATATCATTGTTATTGCAATCGCGGTCATTTGCGTCATCCGCGGCGCCAGTCAGTAACGTGTGCAAAATTAGTAGCGTGTGCAAAATTTCAATACACGATCCTTGCTTTCGTCCACGATCGTCGATGAAAGCAAACATCGTGTACTGGAATCGTTCGATAATGATGATGAAATAATTTCAATACACAATCTTGGATTTCATCGAGGATCGTGGACGAAAGCAAAGATCGTGTATTGAAAAATGTTTAAAACTAAATTCATAGTACACGATGTTTGCTTTCGTCGAGAATCTTGGATGAAATCAAAAATTGACTATGAAAAAATAGGATGATGCAATAATTTAAAAATATGGCGCAACTAGTTTTCAGTACATGATCTTTGCTTTCGTCCAAGATTCTCGATGAAATCAAAGATCGAGTATGGGATTCCGAGAGTCTAACATCACATTACTTAAGTAAACACCATGACAAAGCGACGCGAGCTAACCGCCGCTCAATTGAATATATTGAGCAAATATTTGTATGAAAATTATGTGAAAAACTTGAAATGTAAAACGTTTCGATTGAGTCGTGAAGAGATCGATGCTGTCGAGGTGAGCACGCGGGGCCAGTCCGAAAACGCGCTATGGAGCACGCTCCGTCTGGACCGTCAGACCGCATCGGGCACGTCCAACAACACTTCGGTGCCCCAGTCGGCGGCCATGTCCTACGGTCTCGTTCAAGAGAAACGCCTGAAGAGAGACAAGTTTCTGATGAGTCAAATCGAAAAGATCATCGAAAAGACCCTCAACGGCAAGATTGTAAAATCCATACTCGACTGCGGCATGATACTGTCCGAGTTTGGATTGTTCTCGGCGTCGCCTGATGCCTATTTCAACGTTAGCGTACGCGACGACGACGTCGACGGCAACGACAAAGTGGTGCAAGTGCCCGTCGAAATCAAATGTCCCCACACGTACAAGGATAAAAACTTTATCGAAGTGCGCAACTCGTTGGGCATCCGTAAGAACCGATATCGAGTCAAACACACGGCGCTGTCGGTGAACAGGCAGGGGGATTCGATGTCGTTTGCCGTCGAGACCACCGATCCGCACTATCGTCAGATGCAGAGACAGATCTACGTGATGAACG